CGTTATCATTCGGCGCTTCACTAGTTAATGAAGCTATTGAAATGGATACTGCTTTCGGTCGTTTGCAAGCTCGTACAGGCGCCACAGCTGATGAGCTTGAAGAGTACAAGGGAATTGCTAAGGATGTTTTCGTCGGTGGGTTTACAGAAAACATTGCAGAGGCGTCCGATAGCGTATCGACATTTGGTGCTATGTTCCAAGACCTCGGTACAGGTGATCTATCAAAAGTTGTAACGGGTGCTCATACCATTTCAAAAGCATGGGACCAAGAGGCTAAACAAGTTGGAAAAACAGTCTCTACCATGACAAAAACCTTCGAGGGTTTAAGTGAGACAGAAGCACTCGATTTAATTACAGTAGGTTTCCAGCGAACAGGCGATCACTCGGAAGACCTATTAGATACCTTTAATGAATATTCGACTCAATTTAAGGCACTTGGTTACGATGCAGAAGGATTTACAGCCACACTAATTGCTGGTGCTGAATCGGGCGCTTTCAATTTCGACAAATTAGCTGACACCGCTAAAGAAGGATTCCTCAAAATGGGGGAGGGCTCCAAAGACACACGAAGCGCTCTAGTCGCTATGGGCTTAGATGCTGATCAGGTTATTAATGGCATCGGTCAAGGTGGGGATGAAGCGCAAAAAGCGTTCATGGGTGTATCTACAGCTTTAGCCAGCGTAGAAGACCCGGCAAAACGTACCGAATTAGCTATTGCCGCATTTGGTACACCAATCGAGGACTTAGGACCACAGTTTGCAACGTTTTTCGGTTCAGTCAATCAAGATTTAGGTGATTTTGAAGGAGCAACACAGCGAGCGTCAGATTCCATGATGAACCGTTTTGGACCACGAATGACATCAGCGTGGCGAGATTTGAAATTAAGTATTATTGATGCATTCAGTGGTGAAGGGACACAAAATTTCCTCGGTACATTAGCTGATGATATTGAGGGTGCTTTACCGTCTATTAAGGCAGGGCTTGCATCATTTGGTGAAACAATCTCAAACAATATCATACCAGCTTATAATACATTCAAAACAGGTCTTAATTGGCTTATCACAAACGGTCCGATAATAGGCGCAGTAGCTGTTGGTATTGGTGCAGGATTCGCTACGTTCAAGGTTGTGACAACAGTTTCGGCAGGGTTATCGATGTTAAGTGCAGCATTAGCCGCATACAGAACAGCAGGCCTTATGGCGGCGGCAGCTCAATTAGGGTTGAATACAGCGATGTTAGCAAGTCCGCTCACATGGATTGTAGTAGGCATCGCCGCAGTAGTGGCGGCAGGGATATTGTTATACCAAAATTGGGACACGGTAAAAGTTAAAGCTGGCGAATTATGGGGCGTGGTACAAACTGTATTCGGTTCAATTTACGACTGGGGAGCATCTAAAATACAGGGTGTAACAGGGTTCTTTGGTGGTTTGGTCGATAAAGTTAGTGAGTTCATTGGTAAAATTACAAACTTCAAAATGCCTGAATGGGTGACGAACGTCGGCGGAGCAATTGGTGGAGCAATTGATAAAGTCGGTAGCTTTATTTCTGGTTCTCACGCAACTGGTTTAGCAAGTGTACCTTACAATGGCTACGTAGCAGAATTGCATAAAGACGAGGCGGTTTTAACAGCGCAACAATCTAACGCCTTACGCTCAGCTGGTATTTTATCAGGTAACAGCAATGGTACACCAAATCTTAATTTAGGTTCAGGGATTCCTACCCCTAGCTTTGCAACATCAAATGTGAGTGTGTCTGCTAATGCGCCAGAAGTAAATCCTATGGTTTCTACTAGCGCAGGAACAGACGTTCATCTTTCTATGCCGATAGAAATCATTATTCAAGGGAACGCTGACAGTTCGACAATTGAGCAAATTAAAGCGGCTATGAAGCAATTAGAAGCAACATTCGGTACGAAAGTACGCCAAATCATAGAAGAAATTTTTGCAAAAGAGTTAGCAGGATTGGAGGGATAATATGCCGTACATTGCCGGTGTTTTAATTGATGTGATTACAGATGTAAAGCCGAATGAAACGTCTAGCACTACGGACCATGCACTAGAGGATTTATCCCAAATAGCCGATCATGTTATCAACAACCCGACGACAATCGCGTTGTCGGGTGTTATTTATGATGAATCTGATGCAAAAGTAGGTGCTCTACGAAAAGCACGAGAAAATGGCACGATTTTTAACTTTGATTATATGACGGGCTATCCGAATATGGTCATTACAAACTTTTCTTCAGAGTACACCGCTTCAATTAAAAAAGGTTATAAGTTCTCAATGACGTTGAAACAAGTTAAAACCGTTAAAGCGGCTACATTTAGTCCGGCACAAAGCGCAGGTTTACAAAAGCAAACGGGTGCAGTAACAAGTAAAGGATTAATTCAATCGACAGTGAGGTGAACAGTGTGTATTCGGAGTATATTGAGATTCCAAAAGAGGATATTCCATTCGATTTTGAAATCGATTTAGGCGGGAAGGTCTATAAATTAGAGATACACTATAACGCGTTTGGCGACTTTTTCACAGTTGATTTAAGCAAGGATAACGTAACACTCATACAGGGCGAAAAACTTATCCTGAACAAGCTACTATTTCGAAATTTCGTGCATGCTGACTTACCTACTGTACGTTTAATTCCTGCCGATCGTTCGGGGAGTGCCAAGCGCATTACTTATGACAATTTTGGCCAAACAGTATTTTTATATGTCGTGCGAGGTGAGGTAAATGAATGATTTATGGATGCGCCAATGTTCGTTTAGTTGCGGAGGCACGTTTGAGAGTCCATTAACAATCAAGTTCCGAGTGCCATTTAGTGACGATGAAAATACAAATGACGCTGAAATCGAGATATATAACTTGAAAAATACATCCTTTGCAGCTCAAACACCGGCTATTTTGAATGCAGGGTATAAAAGCAGCTCGGGTGTTATTTTTACTGGTGAATTACGCGAAGCTAAAACGAAATGGCAAGGCGCTGATAAGGTGACTACATTCCTATGTACGGATGCACCAGCTGATTATTTACAGAAGGATTTTAAGAAAAACTATACAAAGGGCACGCCGGCTTCGACGATTATTAGTGATATTGCTGGCTTTGCTGGCATTGGCATCGGTGATTTATCGCTACCAGTAGACTTTATTTATCGTACAGGTAAAACGGTACACGGTAAGCCTAAAACGTTGTTGACAGCACTAGCCAAGGATTGCAAAGCGAAAATGCACGTTACGCAAGGTCGTTTGTATATGCGCGAAAAGAATCAAGGTACACCAATGGGGCTGAACATCTCGAAGGAAACAGGGCTTATCGATCACCCAGAAGAAATTTCGAACGAGGTTGAAAATGCGCAGTCGAAAAAAAAGATTGTGCGTACGGGCTACAAGGTCAAAATGTTGCTCAATCATAATGTGAAAACTGATGTAATTATTAACCTTACATCAAAAACAGCTAGTGGCACTTTCCGCGTAGAAAAAGGTGAGCACACAGGTGATACAAGCGGTAACGAATGGTTTACGGTTTGTGAGGTGTTCCCACTATGAGTGTGATTAATAACTTTGTAAATAGAAAAATAGCAACTTTGCAAGGGTCTATGTTTACAGCTACTATGGCTGAAATTATCAAAATCGATTGGGAATATATGCGGTGCGATGTAAAGCCGCTTTTTGACGATGAAGCAAAAATCATTGTGGATGTACCATTTGGCTTTATGCAAAATGATAACTTTGTTATACGTTTTCCTTACAAAGTAGGGGATAAAGTATTTGTCGTGTTTTGCAAAGAGGATATTGCACCGGTATTATTTGAAGATGGCAACCGTGATATGGCAGCAGAAGATAAGTTTCGAGAAGATGACGCTTTTGTGATCGGCGGCGTCCATCTATTTACAAAACCTATAACGGATATTCCGAAGGCTCGTGATGAGTCTTTTTTAATTTGTCGTAAGGATTTTAAAAGTCGAATCGAAATCGACAAAGATGGAAAAGTCATTATTGAAACAGACCAAGATATTGATGTGAAATCTGAACAAAATATCAATTTTGATGCTCCAAACGGCACATTTAAGGTACGTGCAAGGGACATTGATATGCAAGAGGTGTAGCAAATGCACACATTTAAGTATGACGATCAAGGAGACTGGATTTTGAATGAGTTAGTAGACGGTGACGAACAAATAGTGCAGAACTTGAAACATTTATTTCGTCAGCGTGCTAGTGAGTGGCTCTTTGATGAGCGTCAAGGATTTCGGCATGAGCAGACATGGGAGAAAGTTGTAGACAAGCGTGTGATTACACAAGCTGTTTACGATTGCGCTTACCAGGAGCCGCGTGTAGCTGAGGTGAAAAATGTTGTAGTCGATTTTAACAAAATCCAGCGTCGATTGAAAATTAGTTTTATAGCAGTCAAAGCAGATGGCGAAGGAATCGAGGTGATTTTTGATGTTAACAGCACAAGGGTTTAAGCGAATGCGTGTTGCGGATTATGTGCCGGTTATTCAAGCGCAGGTGCGTGAATTGTTTGGTGAGGATGCAGATTTATCAGACCGTACACCACTTGGTCGATTCATCTACTTACAAGCCTTACAAAGAGCAGAGGACAATGAAGTGGCTGAACAAGTTTGGAATAGCCGCTTTATCGATACATCAGAGGGTACTAGTCTTGAAGCGAACGTTAAACGTGCGATACTTACGAAGAAAAAATGGATTAAAGCGAGTGGTGATGTAATTCTCACACTTACCAAAGGTACGCTAGTTCCAGCGGGATATTTATTCCGTACAAAATACAATGTTTATTTTAAAACACTAGAGGAAATAAAAGTGGCCGAAGATGGAAATTATCGCGTAAAGGTAGAGTGCTTGGAATACGGCGCTATCGGAAATGTAGAAACTGGTGATATTTCAGTTATCGTAAATGCGCTTGAAGGGATTGATGCTGTAACGAATCCGGAGGCTTTCCTAAACGGTCAAGATGAAGAAATGGATGAAGTATTGCAAAATCGTTATTATGATTCACTTTCTAAAACAGGTGCTCGTCGTATTGAATCACTTGAAGCAAACATACTGGATGAAGTAGATGGTGTGCGAAGTTGTGTTGTTATTGAAAACGACACAATGGAGACTGATTCAGATGGACGTCCACCAAAATCATTCGAAACAGTGGTGTTGGGTGGCGAAGACGAACCAATAGCACGCAAGATTTTTGAAAAGAAGCCTGGTGGTATTCAACCTTATGGGAAAACTGTTAATTTTATATTTACAGATGACCGTGGATTATCACACGAAGTAGGATTTACTCGTGCTACATCGGTACCTATTTATGTACGTATATATAAGAAAACAAATAGTCAATACCCACTTAATGGCGACCAACAACTCATTAGACGAGCTGTAGAATACATCGGTGGGACTCACGAGGGAATTGTTTATAACGGTGTTGGGATGAGCACAGATGTGATTTTAGCTAGATTAGAATCTCGCTTATTTGCAGTAGAGGGGCTGGTCGATGTGCAAGTGGAGCTATCTATAGACAATGTAACCTATAATTCAAGTAATGTAATCGTTGCATTTCCCGAAGTTGCAGAAACGGATACAAGTAAAGTAGAGGTGCTTCCACTTGAATAATCGCCTACAAACTTTATTAAATCGTTTACCTTCTCATTTTTCAAAAGATGAAGATAGCAATAACTACAAATTGCTCTCCATCATTGCAGAAAACAGTAATGAAAATAGAGTGGTTTACGATACCATTTTGAAATATTGGGATGTAGATCAAGCAGAAGGAATCGGACTTGACCGATTAGGTAAGGATGAAGGTATTTCACGCGGTGGCATGAACGATGAAGAATACCGCAAAATGATTAAAATACAGTGCATCGTTAATATGTCTGATGGGGATATTCCGACTATGAATCTCATTTTAGACGCTTACATGGAACAAGGATTTATCGGCTTGCAGGATGGTTGGGCTGAATTCGAACCTGCTAGTTTACTATTAAACATCTCTAGTAGTGCGACTACCATTCCGGAGGAGCTAATAAAAAGGATTAAACCGGCTGGTGTGAGGGTGTATGTCTTATTAAATGAAATCGTTGAAAAGATATGGCTACTTGGTGGTACGTATGGTTGGAATTTTAATGGGCGTATTTGCGGACGATTTAAAACGGCTTCTGTCCATGCGGCAATCGGGAAAGAACGTCTAGGCATACGAGATGAACCGTATACTTTTTTAGTTAGCGGTCCTACATGCGGGCGATTTAGAGCAGGAAGGAGTAGAACATAATGTCTAATGAAATACAACCGCTTTTATT